TAACTGCGACTAAAGTATTTTTACTTTCTGTTCTAAATTTATGAACACCACTTGCTGCTGTATCAGTTGATAATCCTACAGTGTTTATACCTGCAGTTCCAAATAATGCATCATTTTTACTATTGAATAATCTAACTGTAGATGGATTAACTATTCTTACAAAATATGGAGCACCATCAGATAGAGTGCCAGCAACTATGTTTGCAGGATCATAAGCAGTTCCAATACCAATTGGAGCATTACCATTTGAACCATAGTAAACCAATTGACCATTATCTAAACTATGAACTGTTTTAAATGTTATAGTTTCATTTGCAATATCTACACCACCATTGAAGAATACATCCCTACTATCAAACTGCAATTCTCTATTTCGAGTTCCTAAAATTGGTTGTAATAAACAACCAGTTCCATTACCACCAGTAAGTGAAATACTTGTAACTGCATCGATATCAAATTCTTGAGGATCAACAAATACTTCTTTGACTGTACCTTGTATGATTGGTTCAACAGCAGCACCAACTCCTGTGCTTGTTTCAATACCAACGATTGGTGGATTAACAACATCATATCCACTTCCACCGTTTAATAAATCAATAGATTCTAAAGGACCATAATATATCTGATTATCTGAAATAGGTGAACGAACCTGAACACCATTTATTAATATACCAATATCATTTGTAGGTATATCTTGATTTGAACTAACAAATAAGTTTTGAGATAGAGGAATCTTTCTTAATATTTTATCTGCCTCTAACGTTCTGCTTTTATGCTTTTCTAATACAAATCTATGAACATCACTTGTAGATGTAGTAGGACCAACTTGAACAGTACTTGCAGATCCAATTTGTGCTAGAGAGTTAAATATTCTAATCTTTGTAATATCTTGACCTGGTTGAGGTATAACAGGATCTACAAAATATGTTCTGCCTGTATCCAATCCAACTAGTACTTCACCCTCTGGTAGATAAGTAACAGCATCACCTTGAATAAATTTTATATTTCTACCAATATTAAAGTTAATAAAACTATATCGATCATTCAAAGGATTAAAACCATCTAATCCAGCAGCAGTTCCACCTGTAAGATTCTCTTCTATTATATTTGTTGTTATGTCATAACTCGGTAAAGAGTTTGATGCAACATAACCATCAACATTTCCATCAGTGTAAACACTTAAAGTATCTGCAATAATACTATCATTACCTTGAGTAAGAGTTACACCAGAGCTCGATGCCTTTTCAACTTTTCTACGAATATCATACAATTGATTTGCATCTTGAGTAAATCCAGCAATGTTTGATACTGTTATCTGATTTAATCCAGTATTAATACTGGCAACTGTACCACTACCAGCAATAACTTGTTGATTTCTTTTTAAGATATCAAATCTATCACCAACTTTAAGAGATGATTTATCAATTGGAGTTTTTAAGGTGAAGGTTGAACCACCAACTGGTATATCAACTTGAAATCTTGAACTTGTATTATAGATCCAAGAATTAGCAAATATCTGTTTATAATTTTTACTATCATTCTCAATTTTTTCACCAATATTTTTAACAAAGAAGTTTTCACCTTCATTAATCAAACTTATATCCGTAATTGGAACTAATTCAGATAATACACCTGTAATTCTTAAATCAATTCTCTTTGATAAATCACCATTCTCATATCCAAAGATTGTTTCATCTGCTCTAATATTATCTGCAGTACCTAGACCAACACCTACTCCACTACATCCAAAGAATTGGTTTATTGATTTTGAGGTATAATTAATTGAAGAATTTGCACCGCTGATAACAGTTCCAGTAGTACCAAACCCTACAGTTGAATCTACATTGATAATTGAAGAACCAGCAGATACTTGATCTAGAATTTTTGTATTACCAGGAACAGTAAATACACCCTCTATTAAGTCACGATCACTAAACCCAACAAATAATGCAATTTTATAATAATTTCTTCCATCTCTCTTAATTATTTCAACTTCTGATACTGAAGCACTTGTTGAAGTATCAGTTGATTTAAATATTGTTTGTCCTGTTAGGTTCTGAGGTTCTCCAGTTGGTGTAATTAAATCTGCTACAACAACTTCACGACGTATAAATTCAGCATCAGATGGTTTAATTAAATTACCTTCTAAATCTAATACTCTCGATTCTACTCCATATAATACTTTAAATAAAATTCTTACCGATTCTTCAATACCTTTTGATTGGTAAAATGAACGAGCAAACTTTGCAAAATTACCTACGTCTAAATTATCTGCAAAATCATTATTCTCTAATCCAGGTAAAAAAGTTTTCTTAAACTTTTTGAAAAATTCTTGAAGAAATAATACTGATAAGTTTGTTAAACTAGATCCAGATGTATGAGAAGTTGCTGTTGTATCATCAAATTTTAAACTCTCTCGATTTATATTAAGAAGAGAGGATGAAATACCAACATTATATCCAGTGATACCACTAAATCCACGAATACAACCAGTAAATGTTGTTGAAGTTATTCCAGTGTATGATATTATTTCATCATCTATTTTAAGTAATCCATACTCAGATGGAAAACCTTTAGTGCTAGGAACAGTTATAGTTGTATCACTAGTTGATATTCCTGCAGAAATCGTTGTAACACCTACAACAACTTCAGGTACTAAATTATCTACTTTCAAATATTGATCAAAATTAGTAATTAAATCAGTTGCACCACCTTGAAACTCTTGTGAAATATAATATTGTTTTAAAAACTCTGTAGCATTAGGAAAATCAGATACCAAAAACTCAGGTAACTGATTCTCAATAATTGTATTGACTTGTATTCTTTTGTCAATTTGTGACATAAATTATTTCCTCTCTAAATCTCCATTAGAGTAACTTGATGTATAGTAATCTCTGGTAAACACAACTCCTGAAACATCTTCACCTGAAGAAATTACATCTTTAATTGTATTTATTGTACTCTTTGATACATCAAAACTGAGATACAAATCTTTTAATCCAACAACATCATTTGATTCTGGGAATGCCTGTACTTCAATTATGTTATTTTCACTTACAGTTGATGTTATGTTAATTGTGTTTAGAATAACTTCTCCTTTTTTATAGTCAACAACACCTGCATCTTTAACAATAACTCTCTGTTCACCTTTGTTATTTTTAGTCACCACACTGAGTGTTCCCATATTACTGCCATCTAAGTTACCAGCAGTGTTTTTATTTGGAATATCAGTGATATATGCAGTATCATTAAAACCATTAATTGTAAATCCAGTACTCTTTACATTATATCCTGCAGGATTAATATTAAATTTGTTACCAAAACAAAGTTCATATTGAGCAAATTGATTTAATAATGCCTTCAAATCTCTTCTAACAATCACTTTTGTAATGTTAGATGTAATTCCATTATCTACACGGTCAATTAGAGTGGATACTTTACTATATTTAAATCTACCACCGAATTTATTAATCTCTACATTATTTGCATATCCATTTAAAGAGCTAATAATTGAAGTTCTTAAATCTGTTGCTGATGATATTTGTGAAGAATTATAGTATGCGGTAGTATCAATCTCTACATATAGTATTTTTAAGTCTACTATTTCAGAATTAATACCAGCGATAGCGTAATTCTTTAATTTGTTTTTAATTTGAGATTTATCAAAATCTGAAACAAAAGTACCATTTTTTGGTTTAATACTAATTTGAACTTTACCAAATTGTGGTGGGTCTAATTCTTCTCCACCAACGACTGCAACAGACTCTGTTTGAGGGTATATAGTACCAATTATCGCTTCATAATCTCTTGGTGTAACTGCTCTATATTGTGCTGAATAAAGTCTTGGAGCAAAATACTTAATAGAGGACACATCTTCAACTTCAGCACCATTAGAAGCGTTTGAAACGGTAGTTACTGTAACACTATCAGAAGGTGTAAATATTGTTCCATCACTTTTTGTAAATGTTCCTTGAAAACTAAAATTAGATGCACCATTTCCAGTTTCACCTTCAGTTACAATATATCTGACTGTTATAACAGAATTGTTTTCTAACTTACGACCAAATAAACCATCACCAAATAATACTTCATATTTTTCATCCTGAACTTCTTGTGCTAAAAATATTTCAGAATTTTTATCAATATTTAAAATATTATCAACCATACTATATTTTCTTCCGATTGTAACATCAGCAGGACCTGATACGAAAGTTCTGATTGTGGAACTATCAATATTTGGACTATCAATAATAAATCTTTGAGATACTCCTGTATCTACTCTATAAACTCTTTGAAGAAGTGTTCCCTCATGAACTGTGATTGGATCATCAAACTGTGCAAATGATGTGCCACCTATATCTCTAACTCTTGTTGAGGTTATATTATCTGATATCGAAAAACGATAAGTTGTATTTTCTGCACTACCAACACAAACAAGTCCTGAACGTAGTGTTAAAAACTTTGTAGTGCTATCATTTGTTGCACCTACGTTTATGTCAGCGATTCTAATTTGTGCTGTTGCAGCGGTTTTTGAACGGGGTACATAACCAATATTTCTTGCAAGTGATATTACATTCTCTCTGATGGTTGCGGAATCTAAAAATGATTCATTTGCAACTAAGTTAGCATTAAATGAATTAATATATGTATTATATGCTAAAGTATCAAGTAAAACTGAAAAGTTAGAACCTTCAAAATCAAAATCAGTAAAATTTGAATTTGATCGAAGAAAATCTTTTATTTGCGTTTTGATTTCTTCAAAATCTAAACTTGTAAATTGGGTAAAGGGCATATTATCTTGTTGGTTCTAAAATAAAAGAAAATGATTGTGTTGGTATATCTAATCCATTAATATCAAAAAATACATTAATGTCTAATACGTTATCATCTGGTCTAGCTTTGACAGTAGCACCAACATTACTAACTCTAGGTTCAAAATTACTCAAGGTTTCACGAATTTGATCCTCAATCATCATTACATTCATACGGTCATAGTTATCAAATAAGGTATCACGAATGTCTGTACCTAAAATTGGGTTAAAAAACCTTTCTGTAGGTATAGTTTCGACCAAATTTCTCACCGATCTTATGACTGCTCGCTCATTCACAAGCACAGGAAGGTCTTTTGTCACTGGATGTGGTGAAAAAGTTAGACTTATATCCTTAAATGCTCTTGATTTGCGTTGAATCGCCATTATTGATGCTTTTAGTTTTATT